TATTAGGAGGTACCTCTCCTCTAATGTGTGTAACCAGGATATCATTCTTAACATACTCTGGTGTATTTTCTGTTTGTACTGATCCATATGGAAAAAAGCAAAATCCAACCCCGTTATACTCCCAACGAGAGTTTCTAGTAAAGATTTTAACATTTTCGTTATTGATTGCATTGTCATGTGTAAAGTGCTCCCAAAATGATTTCCCTTTGCTGGTAGCCTCGTGATTACCAGGAATGATGAATGTAGGTATAGTGACTCTATTAAGGTATGATAAAAGTAAACACACTTCATCAGTAGCAGGTTTATCATCAAATAAGTCCCCAGCTATAACATGTACATCACACTGTTTTTCATAGCTGAGAAGTTTCTCAAACATAAGATTGTATCTATTAAATTGCCAATCGTATGGTACTTTTTTCTTGTGTAGATTGATGTGCCAGTCGGCAGAACTCAATATTCGAATCATTAATAATTGCCTTTGCTAATAATCTGTGCTAGTATATATTTGTAAGTGAATTACCTAACACCGCAGGTGAATAGCTATGGAACAATGGTCTCACCGCTATCGCACAGCTAGATACAGCTTATATCTATTTTTCACTAGTAGGGCAACGGAGTTGCCTAAATGTGCGTGCCACTATTGTGCCCTATATTTGGTTATTCTTAGGTCAGGACCGCAACCGCAAAAAGTAAAAGGACATACTATAGCTTTAGCTATTTTACGTAAATCCTGCTTGTATATATTACCCATACAAGCTTTTCTATTATTCAATAAACAAGCTGATGGGTAACAATCTCCAGTATCTTTAATATGTATTCTGGTAACTCCCACATTACATAACATACCTTTAAAATTGTACTCTTTAGCAGACAACATAGCATCTGTGCTGCTATATTCAGTTACAGTATTACCACGAGTAACTCTAGTAACTCTAGTTTGTGCGTTGGAAATAGTATTATCGTTTATTATACCTAGTTGAGCATCTGTGTAACTTATTACTGAATCTGCTATAGCCGTGGAGCTAGTATCTTCATTTTTTATAACACATAGACCACAAGTAGGAATATGTTTAAGTCTATTAAGAACGCGTATAGCTATATCCCAGTGGCTTGGGAGCGCTAGTATACCTATACTTTTTAATAAGCCCGTATTACGTAGTAATATAGCCTTGGCTACAAAGTCATTCTCATCAGCAAACTCTGGGTGGAAACTGGTATTTACACATTCTTTTAGTTTAGTATTGTATATCTTTTTATTTAACGTAGCTATTGGGGTAGATAAGTTAGTAGTAATAGTAGGTACATGACCCTTACTTTCAATATATTCAAGTAGTAGTACCCAGTGTTTAAATAAGGTAGGTTCGCCACCTAATATATTTATCTTTATAATCTTGTCTGGAAAATAACTAATTAGATAATCTACAGCTTTGCAGTACTCTTCTAAACTTTTAAGTTTAAGCGGGTTATTGTTATTATAACTAGCACAATAGCTACAACTATAGTTGCATCTAAAAGTTATATCCCATTCTACCTCAATATCGTACTCTTTGGTAAAGGTTTCTACTTTAGTTATATCAGTCATCTACGCTCCTAGAGTGGTAGAAGGCCGTTTATTAACAGCCTTCTACGTTATTTACCTGTTAATAATTTTACTAACATCACCCTCGAAAGTATAACTACCTACGTGGTTAAGTTTCGTATTAGGGTCTAACCAAACTTCCCCACCTAGTGCCTGCCAACGACGACAGAAGGTATAGTCTTCAGATAAATATCTATTATCTACTGGGTCTAAAATAGTATCAAATAATGCATAGCAATACTTATTAAACTTTGGATCAATATTAGAATCATTACGATAGTGTAGCTCTGGATGAGCTTCCATCATTTTCTCAAATACTGCTCTTTTAATCATAAAGAATCCTGTAGAAGCATCTAGGACTTCAATAGCACCATTTTCTACTCTTATCTGTTTACTTTCAGCATCCATAAATTTAAAGTTGATTGCGTACTGTACTGGTAGTGCTTTTTTAGGATAAGCACCTGCAATAATATCTTTATCATATGCTAGCGCTCTTAGAATATCTTCTGGCTGAAACTCAATGTCAGAGTCAATAAACATAAGATGAGTACAGTCACTCTCAAGAAACATCGCAGCTAATATATTTCTAGCTCTAGTAATCAAACTTTCATTACGTAGAGTAGTAATTCTAAAGTTAATACCGTGTTGCATTAATGTTTGAGATACGCGAAACATACTTAAAAAGTACTGATCCGTCAGCATACCCCCATAACAAGGTGTAGCAAAGAAAATATTATGTTTTCTTAACATATCTAAGTCAATGGTTGCTTGGTCGCCGTCGACAGACTTAAAAGCACCAAAGCTTTTATGCTCTGGTGCCTCTTTTCCATCAGCAGCTTTTTTTATACCAAAATCTGCTAGTGTTTTCTTCATGCTAAGTCATCAGCCTCTTCTGTTGGTTTAAACTCGTCAGATACATCACCAGCGAAGTACATTGTATTATCAATTAACCACTGTTTCTGCTCATCAAAAGTAGGACGCTTATAGATTTTGCTTAGATCAAACAACTCTGCTGCTTGCTCATCTTCAGTAAGCGGTGAGTTATTACGTCCTGGGATTACCGTATACTTAATATTCTGCGGTAATGGGCCAGTTTTTTCTTTCTTGATGGTAAGATCATACCCTGCATCAGCAGAGGCTGGATTACCATAATCAGGATTTGTAGCGTAATCTACAATTTGTGCGTACATAGTAGAACGAAGATCTAGTAGCTTAATACTACCATCTGATCTGTCGATTACATTACATACATATGAGAACTGAGGCTTCTCTGCATATAAATCAGGATCGATCTGCTTAAAAGGATCTTCTGCTGAGTTGTTGAATGTTTCAGTTTCGCGAGAAAACTGTAGACACTCTACAGGAGATTTCTTACCTTCTTTAGTGATTACCCAGTAGCAATAACGAGGCATAACATCGCCAATAAGACGAATTCTGTTATCCCCTAGCTTAAGAGTATATCTTTCGATCTCTCTACGCTCATTATTACCTGATGACTGTTTGCCTTTTGCTTTGTCCCATGCTACCATTTGTTTTCTCCTTGTGTGAACGTTGGTTCTTTTGTGTAGGATTTCCTCGAAACCGAGGACTCTAATGGGAAATGAATATAATCTTCATCTACCTTTAAAAAGTGGTTATTAGCCACTTTATTGAAATAGTCTCTAGGTATTGAATTAGACGTATCTGAGATACGCCGCATAGACAAAGCCCGTAAGTAAGAGACCTTTTCTTTAGCTGATACATTTAGGAATAGAAAATCAGGGTTATTAAAATAACTCAACGGCTCCCTAGTCTTATAAGTACATTCTAAAGAATTCTTATGTTGAACTAATAACCTATCAGAGAATAAACTACTCGGTACGTGGTGAATATTTAATCTTTGTATTAAGTTTTTAGCTACAAATTCATTATATAACGAAGTTTGGGCATATGCCAAGATAATAATCGCAGCAGGATCTCTACGTGCTAATAATATAATCTCCGCCCAATTAAAGTATGTTATAGCCACGTTGCTTATACCATTCTAATCTTTTCTGTTGTTGTCTTGCTACAAAACCCCCAGATAACCAAAAGTCTCTTACTAAAGGCTTTTGAGCATCTTCGTGCTCTCTAATGATTCTACCAATACGTTGTTCTAACTTAATAGGATTATTACTAGGACAGGTTAGGTACATAGTATCTAATCTATGGCAGGAAATACCTTCATCAAATAGTTTAGTAGATAGTATGGCCGTATACTTTTCACCTAGTCCTGCTAGTGCGTCTACGCGCACCTCTTCCAGCGTCTCACCTATAACACATATACTACCTGGTATAAGAGCTTGTAATTCTTTTAACATTTGTACACGCTCGCCTAATATAAGAGGGCGTCTTCCATTAGCTATATCTTTTATAGCTGTCTGTGCTATAAATTTTAAGTAATCTTGGTTACTGCATATCTTATTTATTTGCTTAGCCCAATCACGTTTAGGGTCTAATACATTAAACTTAAAGTCAGTCTTAGTAATTTTTATAGAAGGGTTATCTAGTTTTCTATTATCTTTAGCAGTTACAAAAAAGGTAGAGAAGTAGTCTGGCAAAAATACATGTTTACCATCTTTTCTTCTAGGGGTAGCGCTTATACCTATCTTAACCTTAGCATTTAAACCATTTAATGTATTTGAAAACATCTCCGCTGGTGCTAAGTGCGTTTCGTCTACTAATATCAAAGAAAACTTATCTTTTAAGCTATCTAAGTTATTATATATACTTTTATAAATACCTACAGTTATATCCTGTACATCAAGCATACCATCCCCTATCTTACCAATCTTGGCTGTAGGAATCTGTTTCTCTAGTTCTTCTATCCATTGTCTAAATAACAACTTTGTGTGTACCATTACTAGGGCATTAGTGCCATTCCTAGAAATTATACTACATCCTGAATAGGTCTTTCCCCAACCACAAGGAGCTTGTAGAAGTCCACTTCTAGCTCTGCCTTTAGAAAAGAATTGTTCTACTGCTTCAGCTTGTTCTGACCTTAGACTACCTACAAACGTTAAATCTGCGTCTGTAGTATTAAAATTTCTATTATCTATAATATCATCCCACGTAAGCTTATAATAACTATTAGAAGGTATAATATAGTGAGTATCAGACTCTCTAATATTAGATACAAACTCATCACCTACATCGTAAGTAAAAAGAGAAGTTAGTAATGAAGGGTCTTCTACATCTTCTTTCTTAATGTATATTCTATCTGTTATAGTTATTTGTTTTACATGTGCTTTTTTCATAGTGTATTACTAAATCCGTTTTCTTTATAGGAAAAATCTCGGATAAACCACTCATTTCCTATTTTTATTATTTTAGCATATAAATCCTCATGTATACTAATTTTTTCTCTCGTAGGTATTCTAAATGGATAAGAAATTTTTCTAACCCATAGTAGATTGTTTGATATTCGCTCAACTCTACGAACATCTGTTTCATAAAGATGCATACTCGGTATCTCATGTGGTATAGCTTTACAGTCTATACCCCACCTAGCTCCACAATACACTATATCTTGCATATCTTTACAAGTATACTCAAAATCTACTCTATGCTCTAGCTGTAATAATCTGGCGAAAAAATCGCCAGATAAGGTTTTATTATCTACTGTTTCTAAGTGACTAGTAGGTGTCTTTCTTATACTGATAGTATCTATACTATATATTATTTCATAAGGCTTCTTAGCCATACAAAATATAGGATAAGCTATATCACCTACTAGCGCTACCATACTATTTAAGCAGCTAACTTATAATCGTCTAGCTCGCCCCAGCTATCACCCAATTCAAAATCTACCTTAATAGGGCAGTCAGGAATTGAAAGACCTCTGTCTTGTTGGATAAAGCCACGAGTATGCTTAACATACATGTCTACATAGTCATCTCTAACCTCTGAAACAATAGAGTCATGTACCACTGTGAATGGGATAACTACGTCATGTAGCTTTTCTTTATCAACCCAATTAATTAAATCAATAACTCCTAGAATGTTAATATCAGAAGCTACAGACTGTACTAAGAAGTTAACTCCAGAGCGAATAGCGTGCTTAGATACCCCTGGATTGCTAGATTTAGCCTCTGGAAGTCTACGCTTACGACCAAAGAACGCGTAGATATAAGCACAAGTTTCAATCTGCTTGTTAGAAGAGTCAATAAACTTCTTAAGTGCTCTAGCTTCAGTAAAGTACTTATTAATGAATTGCTTGGCTTGTGCAATAGTAATTTCTTCGCCAGCTTTAGCGTCTTTATTAACTGTTTCAGCAATCTTAGCAGGCCCAGCTTGATACATGATACCAAAGGTAATAGCTTTAGCATACTGTCTAAAAGCGGGATATAGTTGTTTAACTTCTTCTACTGCGCAAGTAAGATTAAACATCTGCTTTGCTACATACGAGTGGAAGTCAAGCTTATCAATAAACGCTTGCATAAGAAACTTATCACCACTAAGTACAGCAGCATAATAAACTTCGGCAGTACCAAGGTCACACTGAATAATCTTATACCCAGGTCTAGCTTTAAATAGCTTCTTAATATCTTTATTATCTCGCGGGATATTCTGATAGTTAATAGTACCGCTAGAACTTAGACGGCCAGAGGTAGTACCATGAATATTAAAACCGCTACGTAATCTACCATCATTATCAATACCGCTTTTGATATTGTTAATATAAGTACCTGCCATTTTAGATTTTGCACGTAGTTCTAGTACAGCTTCCGATAGAGGATGTCCCATTTCTAGTAGAACTTCTTTATCAACAGACCAGGCGCCTGTAGCAGTTTTCTTAACAGGTTTAATATTTAGGATATTGAAGAATAGCTCTCTAAGGTGGAAAGTAGAATTAGGATTAAATACTTTACCTTGAGTTCTTTCAAATCTTTCTACAGCAGGGTGCTTATAAATTTCTTCTAAGCACTCTTCTACATCAATTTGATACTGCTCTGCTAGCCAAGTAACTTGGTCCTTATTTACGGGTCCACCATTATTTTCTAGCACTTTTAGTGCGTAGGTACCTGGCTTTAAAATAGTATTATAAAGTCTACTAAACTCTTCACTTTTATCTACTAGTGGCTTAAATTTTGTATATAGCTGGAAGGTACCGTCTGCGTCTTTACAAGCATAGGGAGCTAGAATAGCACTCGGAAGCATGCCGTAGTTAAAATCAGCAAGCTTAATTTTATTCTGACGAGCATATGTCTTTTTATACTCATCTAACTCACGCTCGTAATCACCTAAATCTGTAAAACGTAGTGCTAAAGGCTTAAGACCGTGAGTACCTACAGCTTCTTCTAATGTGTAATGCAGTAGCATTGTGTCTTCAAAGTCTGGAAACTCAAACCCTAATTCATACTCCATATAGCCCATATCGAACTTGGCATTATGGAAAATACACTTACGGTTTTTAAATAGGTTAAAGAACCAGTTTTTGTACTTATTAACGATCTCAATAGAGACATAGATACCTTGGTGTGGTTTAGTAGAAACCGCGATACCCAAAATATTACCAGTTCTAGGTGTTACGCTAGTGGTTTCAATATCTGCTACTAGTATACTAGCTGCTTCTAGTTCTGCTTTATATCTTTGAAAGTCTTTGTCTGTTTCTACAAAGCAATAATCTTTATCAGCAACTTTATTAAAATCCTGCCCGTTTACTGCTTTTACTACATTTGCAAAAGCTTTCTTAATATCCTCTTCTAACTGTGGTTTCATAATGATGATATTAGGATGCATAATCGGAATGTATCTTTTCTCAATAAATACACCATTATACTTCTGAATGCCAGTCATACCTGCTGCATACTTTAAAGAATCTGCTCCTACAGGGCAGATAACCTTATAAGCATCAAGACTTTTTAAGTCAAGATCAACGTCTTTTTTAAGGATTTTCTCTTTATCAGTAGAACATAGGTATTTAATATCAAACTCTACACCTTTTAAGTACTTTTTTACAATATTATTTGCGTCTTTATCACTAGTGCTTGCGAATACAAAACATAAGTCTGTCATTTTAAACAATTCTCCGCTTGTTTTTTATTTAAATCTCCAGGGTCAACGCCTGCTGGTAGTACTATAGTTCTAGAGAATATGTTTCTATTATCTAGTTGTGATGATATTTTTAGAGCAGCAGCTTGACCTGCTCTATCTGGGTCCATCATAATATCTACGCTGGTAACACCCATTCTATCTAGAATATCTAATTTTTGTTTACTAAAACTAGTAGCACCAAATATACATAACGTATTATGGTAACCTAGTTGCCACATATTAAGCATATCAAATATACCCTCTACTAGAATAACTTTATTAGTATTCTTAACTTTATCTAATGGGAATAAGCAATCAATTACTACAGCCTTAAAAGGACGCCTGTTATACTTTGGTTCGTTATGTAGTGCTTTACTTAATCTAGCTTCTATGAATTTTAATTTACCATATTGATACACCGGTATGCAAATATAATCTTTCAGGTCTAGTAGGTTAGTTGTAAATGCATTAAATTCTTTAAGTACTGCTGCATCAATACCTTTAAAATCTTCATTATATAGTTTTCTATCGTCTGGTAGCTTAAAAGTATTAGTCTCTAAAATGCCAGATATTTTATCTTTAATTTTCTTAATTCTATAAGGCTGCTTACTATCATAATCTAATATTATAGTCTCACCAATAGAGGCTAAAAACTTGGTGGTTCCACCACCGAAGCCACAACTCCAGCAATGAAACATCTCTTTTTCGAGGTTAAAAGCCATGCTTGGTTTTTTATCTTGATGCTCACCACTAGTACAGGATACTACAATCTCGTTAGGGTTGTTAGTAGTAAGATACGGAATACCTCGTTTATCTAGTAGTTCTAGTAAATCCATTAAGTATCTTTACCCTCGTGTATAACTATTCTACCATGTGTTAATGTAGTAATTTGATCATCATAATGCTCTGTCCAAGTGTTACTCCAAGGGCCCCGAAAACTCAAACACCAACTATCTTCTAAAGCTAAAACTCTATGATTATTCTCTTTAGGAGTATATTTTGGGAGCAGACTGCACTTATACCTATACAAAGTACCATCATACTTTTCCTCTACTAAATCTCCACTAAGGAACCAAGTAAAAGCGTTAAATGCGTGAGTGTGGTAAGCCTCTCTACGCCCTTTATTAAACTTTAGCAATACTATAGAGAAAACACTTTTCAACTCAATTATAAAATAACCATCTACTGGAGATTCTGGTCCGCCGTCTTTTGCTTTATCGAATAATCTCATAACCACTCCTTCATTATATATCTCTAGCCCCTTGTTTTTCATTATCTGTACCAAACCTAGCCGCTCTATGAGGCCTCTCGTTTAGTACTTCCGATACATTAGGGTTAATCTTAACACAAGACCAATCCATCGCAACGTCAAAACTCATAGCCTTACCGTTACGAATCTTTGTAGTATGTACCGTAATCTTAGACTTATTTTCGTCTTCTTCTGCTGGTGGAAAGAAGTTAAAGCTTCTATCAGCGGAGTCCAAGATACCTTTAGCAAATCTAGCTTCACCAGACGCATCAATTTGGTAAGGGGAAATAACTGTCAAATCATGTTTTCTAGCTAATGATTTAAGCTGGTCTGCGATAATGATCTGTGTCTTCCAATCTTTCTGATCTTCATGTTTAATAATGTTAATATAATCAACTACTGCCATATTAAAATTAGGGTACTTAGACCCGAACATATTGCAATAGTGGTCGATTCTATTAAGAGTTAACGCCTCATCATCAATCATAAATAGCCTATGGTCTAGTAGCGGCGGCTTTTCTATTTTAACTCTTTTTTCAAATGTTTTATAATCTCTAGTACTAGTTAGATCAGCTACTAATTGTGTGGCAATAGTAGACGGCTGATAAAAAGTATCAAATTTAGACTGAGCGATCTGAATACGCTGTTCTAGTGACAACTGATTTCTAAAAATATCAAGGAATGGAACCCCAGAAATAATAGAAAGTACTCTATCATACACTTCTTTATACCGCATTTCAATAGTGAAAAACGCAGTAGTATTACCTTGTAAAAATCTATTTAGAGCTAGATTAAGTGATATAATAGATTTACCAGAACCTCTACGACCGCCTAGTAGCACTAGTTCTTGTGTGGCAAAACCACCATTAACAGAGTCAAACTCGTGTGAGAAGCCAGAAGGGTAAATTTTGAAATCGTCTTCGCTTGGGAAGAAATCAATTTCTGCCACATCATATAGTTCATCATCATGAGGGATTGCTTGGTTTAGTTCTAGTAAATGATTCTGAAAAGCATCTACAATCTCTACTTTTTCTAAATTTTCAAGATTATCTAGTAGCTTATCTACAAAACTAATAGTTTCATCTCTGATATAATAATCTTGTAACTGGGCTATTAGAAAAGGATCACTAATCTGCTCACTAATGTTCTCTTCCGCGTATATCTGATTTTCAATATACTCTTGTAATCCTGGGTCTTTTCTAGTAGATAGAATCTCATCAGTAGAGGGTAGACGTGTATTGGCCTTATAAAAAGCCTTGATTTTATTAAAAATTACCGAGTTAACCCCGTTAAAGTAATTATCTAACAATTTTGAGTATAGGTCGTTGCTCTGCGTATCTAAAAGACGACGCAGCGTTAACTTTTGTAAATCTATTGCCATTAGGCTACCTTAATAGGGTAAAGTTGATCGCGCTGAAAATAGTAAAATGCTGCTTCATCGCCTTCGCGCCATACTAAATAGTACTCCCTACCTGTTTCTTCGATAGTTTTCATAATTCTATTTCGTAATGTTTGCATAGGGCGTAGCTTCATATCAGTACCGTCTGGTAGCGTCCAGTAAATTTCATAATGAACTCCCTCAGCAGGTTCAAAATATTTACCAGACATACCATTTTTATCAGGCTTAAATCTGTAAGTTTCTACGTAGCGCTGTTTACCGCTTTCTAAGTATTCCAGATATTCTTCATCGAAGACAGTATCAATTATACCAAATCCATTAAATTTTGCAAGAAATACCTTATCACCTTTTTTAAATACACTATCCAAATCTTGGATAATGTGGTCTACTTTTGCTTCTGATTTCTTACCTCTACCTCTAATGGGCACACCCATCTCAATAAGCATATTCTTAACTCTCTGTGGAGAGATAAAGTTATCCTTAGAAATTGCAGATTGTGTTTCACCAGCTAAGTAAGCATTAGCAATATTCTTTTTCTCCTGCTCAGAGAATACTTTTGCCTTAGCATTTTTCTTTAGAGCAGCTTCTCTTTCTAAACGCTTATGAAAGTCTTCGATAATAGTGTCTAGC